AAGCACCTTCAGATCTATTGCTTACTGTACTTGTTCTTTTCTTTATATTATCTAATACGTTTGATGAAGATGTAGCTACTGTATCTTCAATTTCACTATCATCAAGATCAGTAATTTTCAAGTTATCAACATCAAATGCTAAATCAATTTTTGATCCAACACCACCAGAGGATCTTGTTTTAATTAACTGTAACTGATATCTTCCACGTTCACGCATTGCTCTTGATGTAAAAATACCAATAACATTGTCCGCTGTTTGTATTTTGCTTAAACCACCTGCAATATGCGATTGATCAAACTCTATTTCTTCAATACTTGTTCTGTTTAACTGCGATGCTGTTGCTAGTGGAACTTCAAGCTCTACTGCTAAATTTCTTAGTTCTTCTGCAACATACTTGTCTTTAATGTATAAGTCACTTGGCGCAATTCTTTTTGATATTGGCATTAACAAATCTAAATAGTCAACACAAATACAATCAACTTTAATGTTTGTCTGTACTGTATATTCTCTAATATATGTTCTTAAATCATTTGCATTAACTCCACTTGGCAAATATTTAACTTGTAACTTACCTGCTTTTTTACCTACCATTCTAACTTGTAAGTCAACATCATCAATCTTTTTAAATATATCACCTGTTGGAATATCAGTTGTCATAGAATCAATTCTCATTGCTGATAGTTCTTCACTCAATTCAAAAGTAAAATATACAACATTAAGTCCTGTCATTACCCAATTCAATGCCAAGTTTTGCAAGAATAAAGATTTACCTGCACCGGATTGTCCTGCAAATATATTCAATTCACCTTTGTTAAATCCACCATACAGTTTTTTGTCTAATCCTTTCCAGCCTGTGCTTATTGTTCCATTATTATCTTTAAGTGCTAACAATCTTGCTTTGGGATCTAAAAAATATTCTGTACCTAAATCTCTTGTCAATCCAATGCGTACTGCATTTTTGATCTTTTCTTCTACAACACCATAATCACCTTGTTCTAATAAATCAGTTGAATCAATAATTGCTATCTCTAATGCTTTGTGTCTACAAAATGTTTCATATTCTTTCATGAACCATTCTTTATGCCTGTCATCTATATCTGGAACTTTGTTTAGTTCAACACCAGTTTCTGCTTTAATTTGTTCTACTGTTGGAACTGCATTATGCTCTCTAGAATGATCCCAAATAAATTTAATTGCTGGCGCCAAGTTTTTTACAAAGAATTTTGTTCTTGTAATATTGGCTACTCTTACATAAAGTGATGGATCAGTAATCATAAACTCAATAAAGAGTTTCTGTAAGTCTGCTGAATAGTCTTTTACTTTTTCTTTATATTGTGCCATAGTTCACCATTATAACTTATTTTTTATCATTTCGCAAGTATTTCCATGATGTAGGAAATTCTCTTTCGGTTAACTCATCAATCAAGTCTGCTACTACTCTTGTTTCAGCTTGGGTGTCATCTGCACATCTCAAGTTGCAAACTCTGGCAAAGGCATATAACGTTCCACTCCAATACCATTCTGTCATCATATTTTGTGGTAATACCATTCTTGCCATCTCTGGAGCAATATTGGCTTCAAGCATTCTATCATATGTATCACAAGCATGACCAATTAATTCTGATACATCAAATTCAATTGCTTCATTACTACTACCTTGTTTTTTATCTTCAGCTTTTAATCTCCAATTATCTGGAATAAAAAATTCTGGATCATCATCAACATACCTTCTTGATACTTCATTCCAAGCTAACCCAACTTGATGTTTTACTAACTGTCTTGCTACAAATACAGGAGCCTTTATTCTGAATTGCAAAGTGCAATGTGCAAAAGGTGACCAATGTTCATGTGTTGCAAGATACTTAATTAATCTTTCATCTTTATCTTGTAATAATCCGGGTGTTTTACCCGATGGTGTAATTGTATCCCATTCTGACTCTTTTGCAAACGACACTCTAGCGGCATTTACTACTGTCAAATCCGAACCCATTTTATCAACGAGTGATACTTGCATTTGTTTCTACTCCTCTATTTCCTTGAAATAAGTCTAGTATCTGCAAAATTGCTTCATGCATATAAACTTTTTCAAATAAATGTGTTACTGTACTTTGTAGATCTATTATTTGATAAGATATAAACAGATTTGAAAGAGCCATTACAGCAACCAAAATTATAATAAGAGCTCTTTCTCTTTTACTCACTAGTTACTTCCTTGTATTCTCCCTGTAGCAATCAATATACTTTCTAAATCATCTTGCTCAGCGACTGTGTCATGCCAGTTGTTTTTAAAGGCAACACTTATTGCTTTTTTTAATACAGAAGGTTTTATGTCCATATCTTTACCTACTGTCTTTACAAGATCTGTCATAGCTTCATTTAGATCTTGTGATTGCTGTTTTATATTACAGCCTTCTTGTATTGTATTTTTGAGCTTTGCAATTTGCTCATTGTTTAATGTTCTTGACATAATTTATCCTTTAATATACCTTTACTACTTTATCTGCAATACCATACTTGACAGCTTCTTTGGCAGATAACCAAACGTCTTGTGGTGGTAATAAAACTTCTCTGATTGTTTTTTCAGACATACCTGTACAAGCCTTATAGTGTGCCAACATACGTTCTGTAGAAAGTTCAAACTCTCTAACTCTTGCAAATAATTCATGTTCTTTACCGCCAGACCCCCATGAGTACTGATGCGATAGTATTGATGTATTTGGAGTAATAACTCTTTTTCCTTTATGTCCTGCCATAAATGTTAATACACCACAAGATGCAATTAATCCTAGTCCAACAGTTTTAATTGGTATAGCTGAACCTTTCATTGTATCAATTAAGGCAAAAGCGGCGTGTACCGATCCACCTGGTGAATTAATTACTAATGTAATCTCTTTTGGCCTTCTTGATTGTGGCATTAGATTCTTTTCAATAATTGTATTAATTACTGGTGCTGTAGACTTTGAGGTGAAATCTTCAGAAAAGTAAATTATACCTTGTTCCCACATCATCATACCTGGTTGCATTGGATTAGGACCTTGTCCTTTATCTGGACCAGATTTTGTTTTTATGTCTTCTTTGGTTGCCATTTTATGCTCCTATTTTATTTAATACTTGAATCTTCGTTTTACTACGAACAATATTATCAAGTATCATTCTTATTGTTAATATCTGACCATATTTTTGTACTGCGTCAGCACAGTCTTTAATTCCTTTTTCAAATTCAGGAAAGCTAACTGACCAATCATTATCTAATGCTGTTTTTACAAGTTTGTTACCTGCTTTGTCTTTATCAGCACAAACAATTATTTCACTGGTTGTTTTTGCTTTGTTAATCAAATTAATTTGATTAGGGTTTAATTCATTATGTAATACTGCAACACCATCTATTGCAATGGCATCAAACACACCTTCAACTAGTATAACATATTTTCTTTCTTTAAACAAGTTATCCATGTTGAACATATATCCTGGTTGTGAACTTGTATAATATTTTGGTCCTTTAGAATCTTTGAATAGTCTGGCACTATAGCCTACTGTTTTGCCTTTGTATGTGAATGGTACTATTACACGATTGTTAAAATTATTGTATGCGACGTTTGTATAGTAGTAGTTTTTATAGAATAGTAAATTACGTTGGTGTATGTATTTGTAAAGCTGTATTATATTAGCGGCATCTTTTGGATCCGTAAACTCTTCAAATAATTTTGCACCTTGTGGTAATGCTACTTCTTTAAATGTTATATCATCATACGATGGCTTGAATGTATCAGGCTCATCAGATTTTTCTTTCATTGCCTGAAGTTGTAACGTCTTTACTTCACTGTCGCTGAACCCTATACCTGTTAACAGCATTCTCATTTTTTTGTTAAGTAGTCTGCCTGTCTGATAACTGGCTTTGTAATTACAGTTAAAACAATGATAACTCAATCCATCTTTGAATACAAATCCACCACGGCTTTTAGTATCATTACGTGATTGCCCTTGTGATATACACATTGGACAATTGATTGTTAACCAACCACTTGGTGTAACCTTTTTTCGCACGGGTAGTTTTGTCAGTATTTCAGTTCTTAAGTCCATACAAGTAATATAACAAATTACTTGCTGAATGTCAATCTAAACTCTGGATTTGTTTCTTCCAACACCAACTTGGTGCAATTTGAATCGGTTGGATCGATTTTCCATTTGTGCATAACCAATTTCACGACATATATCGTACAACGACATTTTGTAATTTTTGGTATGTTCTAGTAGTGTGTTTGTTCTTTCCATTAGCCACATAGCCATTTCTTTTGATTCATCTTCATTTCTGGCTACATTTATAACACCTTCAATCATGATGTTGTAAGCAATTTTTACTAATTCTGCAGGCACATACAATATTCCTTTTGATTCAAACTCTTTGGCCATGTCTGCTTCTATTCCTGGTTGCCAATAGTCATCGTTGTTACAAATTACTATTTTATGTTTTTCAAGATGTGCTATACTTCCTTGGTTGCTGACACCTTGTAGCAACAAAGCAATTGGTGAGTCTGGATCTGGTTTTCTTGGTTGCATTGATGCTGTCAATCTCAATGTCTGTGCTGGTGTTCCATATACAGCATAATTGGTAGGTAATCCATTGTAGTAGTGATCTTCTAATACTTTGTAACAACCAACCAGTGTATCATAGAAACATTCACTCAATTTATCGCGAGATATATCTAGAAATTTGTTTACACCTTGTGTAATTTTTTTGAGACCTTTTCTGTCTTCATCTTTTAGTATGTCCACTACGCCATCAGATAGACAATAAAAATTATCTTCATGGCTGTTAAGATATGTTTGTATGAATTTAAAAAAATTCATATATTGTGCAGGACCAATGCTACTGCTATACATAAATTTGCTTGTGATTACAAATACACCTGCGCCATATTCAATACCTGCCAATGCATTTTTGGCACACATTTTTTTGGCTTTCTCAACTGCATGATGTTGTAGTTCTAGTGCATCTGGTATTGCAACCAGATCTATGTGTATACCTAAATTCTTGTGAGATGTTTGTTTAGGAACAACGTATACTGCTGACAAACCGAAATCTCTATTGTACAGATATTCAGCTTTCTGTAAATTTGAACTGATTGATATAGGAGTAATTTCAAACTTCAGGGGCATTATGATCTCAACAACACTTTGTCAACTGTACCAGATGTAGCAACGTATTCTACTCTAATATGTGGTGATGAGCAAGTGAACACAAAAGGATTAACTCCTGATTCAGCTGAGAAACTTAAAGTTTTTGTACCGCCTGACAATGGTATTGGGAACCAATCGTCGTCGTTGGTAGAA